TATCTAAAAGAATTTCTCAACTGGCTGAAGGTGATAACGCTTGGTTGAAACTGGAAAGAGAAGGGAGAATCTTTGGGAATGTAAATACTAATGGAGCTGTTACTGGTAGATGTACTCATTCTTCTCCTAACTTAGCTCAGGTTCCTGCTGTTTATAGTTCTTTTGGTAGAGAGTGTAGGGAATTATTCAAAGCTTCCAAAGATAAGGTCTTGGTTGGATGTGATGCTGACGGCCTAGAACTTAGAGCACTAGCAGGATATTTAAAACGATATGATGGAGGTGTATATGCAAAGGCAGCGACTGAAGGTACTAAGGAGAGCGAAAGCGATGTACATTCCCTCACTAAGAACGCGCTTGGCATCAGTTCCAGAAATCAAGCGAAGACTTTTTTCTATGCATTCATTTACGGAGCAGGAAATGAAAAGCTTGGAGCCATACTTGGAGGAAGCGCAAAAAGAGGTAAAGAGGGTAAGCAAAAACTGCTTTCTAACATCAGTGGTCTTTCTGACCTCACAAATAAAGCAAAACAAACATTCAGACGTAGAGGTTATCTTATTGGGCTTGATGGGCGTAGGTTGTGCGTTCGATCTGAGCATTCCGCTCTTAACACCTTACTTCAGAGTGCAGGAGCCATCTTAATGAAAACAGCTCTGATTCTATTGGATAAACGGTTACAATTGTTGGGGTTAGAGCCTGGAGATGACTATGAATTTGTAGCTAACATCCATGATGAATTTCAAATTGAATGTAAGGAGAGGTATGCCAAAAAATTTATTGGACCGGAAGCGGAACAAGCGATTACGAGAGCTGGAGACTACTACGAATTTGGATGCCCTCTTAGTGGAACGTCTAAAATTGGAAGAAATTGGGCTGAAACACATTGATACATTTGATAAACTTGGAAAACTATGCTTAGGGTTTCACAAATTTTTACTCTCTAAAAATCCTTATGAGAGTAGAAAGAAGACAGGATATGATGCGTACAGGTATCAAGTTAGAATGTATATCCTAGTTCTATTAAGAAATTTTACTTGTGAGAAGTGTAATAAAATAGATTTAAAAAGATCTTTACATTTTCATCATGTCAATCCTGAGACAAAAAGATTTAGAGTTTCTAGGATAGGCCAACATAATTTTATAACAGGATTAAAAGAATCATTGAAGTGTATATATTTATGTGACGAGTGTCATTACCAAGAACATTTAAAGATGGGAGATTACTATGGGTACTTTGAGACTATTGATAGATGGAGACATCCTTACCTACAAAACTTGTTGGGCAGTACAAACAGTGGTTCATTGGGCTGATGAAATTTTAACAACAGCTACTAATGTAGGAGAGTTAAAAATTCAAGCCAAGACCATGATTGAATATTGGCAGGAGAAGTTAGGAGGAGAAGAAAAAGAGGTTACTACTGTTATTTGTTTTTCAGATAGAGCAAATAATTTTAGGCGAAAAATTTTTCCGGATTATAAGTTAAACCGAAAAGATGGTAAGAAGCCTCTAGGATATAATCATCTGGAGACTTATCTAAAAGAACATTATCCTGCCAAGACTCAGCCTATGTTAGAAGCTGATGATGTCTTGGGTATCCTTGCTACTGATGGAGAGTTCGACAGGAATATAATTATTTCTATTGATAAAGATATGCTTACGATTCCTTGTGAGTATTACAACATGGATTCAGAGGTCATCGAGAAAATTGATGAGAAGATGGCTGATCATATGTTTTTCTATCAGACTTTGACAGGAGATTCGGTAGATAATTACAAAGGGTGTCCAGGAATAGGACCAAAGAGAGCAACAGAACTCCTTCTAACTAAAGGGGTTAAGTGGCAGACGATTAAAGATGCGTATGAGAAGGCTGGTTTAACTGAAGATCATGCTTTGACTCAGGCTAGAGTTGCCAGAATTTTAAGAACTAAAGATTATAATTTTAACAAAGAGGAAATTAATTTATGGACTCCTACAACAAAAATGTAAAGATTTATAACATGGTTAAAGAGAGTGTATCCCCTGATTATTATGCTAGGTATGATATTGAGCCAATCAGTTTTATTATGAGGAATAATATTCCTTATGCTGAGGGTAATGTAATAAAATATACGTTAAGACATGACATGAAGGGTGGTAAAGAAGATATTGATAAGGCAATACGCTATTTAGAAATGATTAAAGAGGAGAAATATAATGCAAAAAGTCAGGAAGTTTCATGAGAAGATGGAGTTAGCTGTTGACCAACCGTTCAGCAAAGAACTACTTGAGTTCAGGATGAAGTTAATTCTCGAAGAAGTGCAGGAGCTAGCTGAAGCTGGCTTTCAGTTGGAAGGAAACATAGATCAAGCGGAAACCTATGTATTAATGCAGGATTTCCTTAAAGAGATGTGTGATGTTGTTTATGTTCTCAAAGGAACTGCTGTTTCTTTTGGATTGAATTTTGATAAAGCATATAATCTGGTGCATAAAGCTAACATGAGTAAGCATCCTTTTATTAAAGATGAACATGGTAAAATACTTAAAGGAAAAAATTATAAACCACCTGTCCTAGAGGAATGTGTATGAATAAACCTTCTGTTAGAGCACAAGTTATCACGAGGAGAACTTACAGTAGACCTTTAGATGCTAAGGATGAAACCTATGAGACTTGGGAACAAACTATAGACAGGGTGATAGCTCACCAGAAGTGGCTTTGGAACAGAGCTTCTGGTACTGAGCTTGAGATAGAACCGGAGTTGAAAGAATTGAGACAGCTCTTATTAGAACGTAAGGTCATGGTATCAGGCAGGACTTTGTGGTTAGGTGGAACTGATGTAGCCAAGAAGAGGGAAGCTAGTCAGTTTAATTGTGCTCATTTAAAAGTGGAGACTATCCATGATGTTGTTGACTCTTTGTGGCTCTTGTTACAAGGGTGTGGAGTTGGGTTCACACCTGTTGTCGGAACGCTATCAGGCTTTACCAAACCCATTGAAGAAGTTGAGGTCATCAGGAGTAAACGTATTAAAAAGGGAGGACATGAAGGAAATAGAGAGTCTTTCGATAGTGATACAGGGGTTTGGACTATTACAATTGGTGACTCCGCTGAAGCATGGGCAAAAAGTATCGGCAAGCTGCTGGCTTTCAAAGGGAAAGCTACAAAGCTCGTGTTTGATCTCACGCAACTTAGACCATCAGGACTACGACTCAGTGGGTATGGATGGATCAGCTCAGGGGATGGACCTATCTCTAAAGCATACTCAGCTATCGTTCAAATTCTAAACAAGAAATCAGGTCAGCTCCTGTCTAAGATGGATATCCTAGATGTAATGAACTGGTTAGGTACTGTATTAAGTAGCAGGAGATCTGCTGAGATAGCCTTGGTGTACCATAATACTCCTGAGTGGGAACAGTTTGCCAGAGCTAAGGATAACCTTGGGGATACTCCTCATCGTAGTCAATCTAATAACTCTATAGTCTTTTGGGAAAAACCTACTTATGAAGAAATCGAAGAAGTCTTTAAGATCATTAAAGAATCAGGTGGATCAGAACCTGGAATCATCAATGGGAAGGAAGCTCGCAGACGAGCCCCTTGGTTCACCGGAGTCAACCCATGTGCCGAAATCCTTCTTGGAAATAAGAGTTTCTGTAACTTGTCCGAAGTCGATCTATCAAAATTTAGGGAAGACTCTGGAGGGTTGGAAAGAGCTATCTTCCTTATCGCTAGAGCAAACTATAGGCAAACCCTTGTTACTCTTGATGATGGAATACTCCAAAGAACGTGGCATGAAAACAATGAATACCTCAGACTTTGTGGAGTGGGACTTACAGGAATCGCCAGCCGTGAAGACCTCTCTTACTATGACTATAAAAGACTGAAGAATCTCGCGGTACATGGAGCTTACTCTATGGCTGATGAGCTAGGAACTCAAAGACCTAAGAATGTTACTACGATTAAACCTAGTGGGACTCTCAGTAAGATCATGGATACCACGGAAGGATGTCATAAACCTATAGGAAAATACATATTTAATAATGTAAACTTCTCTGCTAGTGATCCTATTCTCCCAAGGTTGAGAGAAGCAGGGTATCATACTATAACGAATCCTGTAGATGAGCATAATGTTATCGTTACTTTCCCTGTCAAGTGGGACAACATGAGATTCAGCAGAGATACTCATTCCAAGGAGGAACTTTATGTTAGCAACGAATCAGCTATTAGCCAACTTGAGAGGTACAAACTTCTCATGGATTCTTACGTTGAACAGAACTGCTCGATTACGGTTACTTACAAGGCAGATGAAGTCCCAACTATTATCGCTTGGCTCAAATCTAATTGGTCTTCTTACGTTGGTGTTAGCTTTCTTCCCTATGTTGATAATCAAGAAGTCTACTCCTACCTTCCCCAAGAAGTAGTATCTCAGAAAGTTTATGAGGAGTATGTAGCACAACTTACCCCTGTAGACTTAGATGAGGTAAAAGGAACTCATGAAATTGAGGATGATGAGTGTTTACAAGGAGTTTGTCCAGTAAAATAAGAATAGTCGTTATGCAAAGCGACTTTTTTCCACCCTCTAGGAGCAGTTTTGATTATGAGACAGTATAAAAATGATACTAGGTTGGTTATAAGTGATGGTTTGTTGGATACTTTGGATACAATCTTTCCAAATAAGCTCCCATCGTTCCTCGTTAATGAAGCTGAAATAGCTCAGTTGATAGGACAGCAACAGGTTATCACTTGGATTAAAGATAAGCAGGAAGAATTAAGAGATCAAAGTATTGAACATGAAGGACAAGTAACCATTAAAGGAGATTCGTAACGTGTTAGAATTGTTAAGTGTATTGATGTGTGGTGGAGCACCCCCACCTCCTCCTCCACCCCCACCTCCCCCACCTCCTCCAAGTCCTCCAGCTCCTATCGCTAAGGTAGAGCCTAAGACTAAACAGGCAAGCGTGAGGCAGAAAAAGAGAGGTAAAGGCTTAAGGCAATTTAGAACGAGAAGTAGACAAGGTGGACCTACTGGTTTGAACATAGGTTAAACTATGTGTCATCCTATAGTGATAGGGGCAGCCATAGGTGCAGCTACTTCAGCAATAACAGGGCAAGACCCATTATTGGGTGCAGTTATGGGAGCTGCAGGAGGTGCTTTTGGTGGTTTATCACCTTCTGGTTTTACGGCTGGCTTAGGATCAACGGTAACAGCACCAGGTGTTTTTACAGTATTTGGTAGTACCGCTGTAAGTAATGCAGCTATGGCTGGAATGGCGATGACAGGTCTAGCTGGTGGAATGGCTATGAATATGTTATCCCCACAACAACAAGATTACAACCTAGCTAACACTGGTATGCCTTACACACCACAAGCATATAACACTCAACATACAAAAGTTACAGGATCAGGTGGCAGACAAGCTGCTGCCGTACTAGCATCGGAAATTAAACAAGCTAAGTCCCTAAGACAAAGACAAGCAGGAGCAGAAGACTACGGCTTAGGTATGGACATGGCTGGAACAGGACTACAAATAGCATAATATATGTATACTTCAGTTAACAAAAAATATTCAAGTTTATGTGAGAAGAGACAGTGGTTCTTAAATCGTGCGTGGGATGCTGCTGAAGTAACTATTCCTTTTATTCTTCCAAGAAACTACAACCTTGACCAGGATCTTCCCACTCCTTATCAGGGTATCGGAGCTAGGGGGGTGAACAACCTAGCAGCAAAACTCCTTTTAACCCTCTTCCCCCCTAACTCCCCTTTTTTCAAGTTCCAGATAGATGACTTTACTCTACAGGAACTACAAGCTCAACGTGCTCCCATAGAAGAAGGACTCAATGCTATGGAACGTGCGGTCATGGATGAAGTAGAAGCTAAGGCCATGCGTGTCCCTTTAAGTGAGTGTTTACGTCACCTTATAATTACTGGTAACTGTCTTCTTCATGCTGATAAAAATAACAAGGTAAGAGTATTCCATTTAGATCAGTATTGTGTCAGGCGAGATCCTCAAGGAGAGATGCTTGAGGTTATAGTCCTAGAGAAGATGAGCCGTGAGCTTTACAAAGATGTCTTTGGTAGTACTCCTCCTAATGAAACTGGTACTAGTTCAGACAGTCAAGAGAAACAACTTAATTTATATACAGTAGTAAGAAGAAAAGATAATAAGATATATGTTCACCAAGAAGTTAACGATAAGAAGATTCCTAATACTAATTCTACTTATCCTTTAGATAAGAACCCTTGGTTAGCTTTAAGGTTCTCTTCAATTGATGGTGAAGACTATGGTAGAGGATTCGTAGAAGAATACTTAGGAGACTTGAGAGCACTTGAGGGTTTATCCAAGGCAATCCTGGAAGGTTCGGCTGCTGCAGCTAGAGCTATATTCCTTGTCAGACCTAACGGTACAACCAAACTAAAGACTATCTCTCAAGCTCCTAACCTAGCAGTACGACAAGGGAGTGCTGAAGATGTAACAGTACTCCAGATGCAAAAGTTTAATGATTTTAGGGTAGCTCAGGAAACTATAGCCCAAACTGAAAGAAGACTTGCTGCTGCTTTCATGCTGAACCAGAGTGTCCAGCGTGATGCTGAAAGAGTTACAGCAGAAGAGATCAGGTTCTTAGCTAATGAACTGGAGACTTCTTTAGGTGGGATCTATAGTTTACTTTCCCATGAGCTACAGTTACCACTCATTAAACGTATCATAGCTGTACTAGAACGAGAGAAAAAACTTCCCAAACTACCGGAAGGTGCGGTAGAGCCTGTCATCATAACAGGATTTGAGGCACTAGGGAGAGGTAACGATGCTAATAAACTGGCTACCTTTCTACAAACTGCTGCTCAAATACTTGGTCCAGAAGCCGTGTTAACTTATACCAATGCTAGTGATGCTCTTAAGAGATTAGGCGTTGGTTTTGGAATAGACATGAAGGGCTTGATTAAACCTGAAGAACAAGTTCAACAGGAACAGCAAGCTCAACAACAACAACAGATGATGGCTCAGGCAGGATTGGCAGCGACACCTAATGCTGTTAATCAGGCGGGCGAAATGATAAGGGAGCGACAAGCTAATGGCAACGAAACCCAATAAGAAAAAGAAGAAAACACCGGAAACTAGTGTTACATCCAAGACTCAGTTCAAAGATGTAGACAGAACAATGGAGGTTGTAGAACAACGAGCTGGTGTAGCTACAAAGAATGGATTACCATCTACCTACACTAAGATTAAACTACCTAGTGGAACTATAAAAGAATCATACGGAGAGCGATATGGCCAACCAGATAACAGTTGAAAGTGAAGCTCCCCCAAGTATGGATGAATACAACAGGGAGATGGCATCAAAAGCTACCCTTGCAGAGAATACTATTGATCAAGGTGTAGTTCCTCTAGAAGAGCCTGAAGTAGTAGACGAAACATTTAGGCCAGAAAAATTTAAGTCAGATGAAGAGTGGAGAAAAAGTTATGATGAGTTGGAAAGAAACTTTCATTCACCATCTGACCAAGTACAAGAAGAACAAGAAGAACTAAGTATTCCTCAAGCTACCGATGCTCCTTTTGATATGGAAGCATTAAGCAAGGAGTACATGGAAACTGGTGGTTTAAAGGATGCTAGTTATAAACTTTTAGAAGATGCTGGAATCAGCAAGCAGTACGCTGATACTTACATTGAAGGAGTAAAAGCTTTGGGTCAACAGATAGGTAATCAGGTAAAGGATTCTGTAGGTGGCTCTGGTGACTATCAGAACATGGTAGAGTGGGCTCAAGCTAATTATACTCCTGAACAAATCAAGGCTTATGATAACGCTGTTAACAGTGGTGATGTTCAACTGGCTATGCTGACTGCCAGAGGACTCCAAGCTGACTATCAGAATTCTTCAGGATATGAAGGACAAACTGTAAGCGGAGACACTTCTCTGAGGATGAGTGATAGCTCCGATGTCTTTCGTAGTAATGCTCAGGTAACTGAAGCTATGAAAGATCCTAGATATGAAACTGACATGGCTTATCGCCAAGATGTCAGGGATAAACTTGAGAGATCTGAAGTCTTTTCTTTAGGTCAGACTTAAGATAGAGTAAAGCACAACGAGCTATAGAGTAATTAAACAAGTAGACAAAGACCTGCTGAGGTGGATAATCTTTAGTTGAAAGTTGATGAAGAAGTATAGCAATTTTTGTTATAAATACTTTTTATTAACTAAATTAAAGGAGACTTGCTATGGGTACAACTGCAACTACTGCACCCGTTCAAGTAATGTCTCGCTCTGGTCAAAAAAACAGTGCTGGTGATTCCAGTGCGATGTTTCTTAAGGTCTATGCTGGTGAAGTATTGACCGCTTTTGAGCAAGCTAGTGTTACGATGGACAAGCACGTTATCCGTTCTATCAGTTCAGGTATTTCAGCTCAGTTCCCACTTGTGTGGAAAACTGCTTCAGTTGAATACGCCTATGTTAACAGCTCAGGTAGTACTGCTACTACGGCTGTTGAACTTGATGGTACGGCAATCAATAAGAATGAGAAGGTCATTCCTATTGACGGTCTGTTACTTGCAGATCACTTTGTCAACAACCTTGACGAAGCTATGAATCATTATGATGTACGTTCTATTTATGCTAAAGAGGCTGGTATTATACTTGGTACTCAATGGGATAAGAATGTACTTCAAGAAGGTGTGTTAGGAGCACGTTCCTCTACGCTCGTTACGAGTGGTAACGGTGGAGCTGTACTTACTAATGCCTCTTATGGAACTTCCGGTTCTACTTTGGGTGGTGGCTTGTTTGATGCTGCTGAAGAACTAGATGAAAAGAATGTTCCTGAAAATGATAGATATATGTATGTACGCCCTGCCCAGTATTACTTAATGGCAGAAACGACTGACCTGATCAATCGCGATTGGGGTGGAAGAGGAGTATATGCAGAAGGTGAAGTTATGAAGATCGCTGGTATTCATCTTGTGAAAACTAACAATCTTCCTATTACTACTGTCAGTGATTCTACTGGAGTCACAACTCATGAAGGTAACTTCTCTACGACTAAGGCATTAGTTATGCACAAGTCAGCAGTAGCTACTGTTAAGTTGTTGAATCTAGCAGTTGAAACTGAATACGACATTAGACTTCAAGGCTGGTGGATTGTGGCTAAGTACGCTATGGGTCATAGTTTCATTCGTCCTGAGTGTTGTGTTGAACTTAAAACCTCTTAAGGAAAGGATATTATACTATGACTGATATTGCTAATATCCAATCCTTAGCAGTTGCTTCTAATACTGTTACTAATGTAGCACTAGTTCAGCCCTATGCTGATAATGCTACTATTGGTACGTCTTTCGAGACGATTTCTAATACTGATGCAGATCAGGTACTTCCTGTTATTGTTGGTGCAGACATTGATGTAGTCTCTGCTAGTGCAGCAGATGATGACGGTTCTACTGGAGCTACTGCTGTTAGAGTAACGTATCTCGATGAGGAGTTTAATCAGTATACTGAAGATGTTACTATGAACGGTACATCTGAGGTTGAAATGACTGAGCAGACAATTTCCTTTATCCAGAAGGCTGAAGTTATTTCTTCTGGTACTGGTTTGGCTGCTGCTGGTGCTATCACTATCGCTGATGTAACTGGTGGTGGAGTACACGCTGTCATTGATGCAGGTTCTAAAGAGTCAGGAAACTGTACTTGGAAGATTCCTGCTGGTCACACTGGCTATGTTCACGGCTTCTGGTATGATGTAGATTCCGTTGCTGCTGGTCAGGGTACGGCTGAGATTGCTCTTCAGGTGGCTCATGCTGAGTCCTCTGGTGTAGCTAATTCTGAATCGTGGCGTACTGTTGCTAAAGTAACTTTGGTAGAGCAAGACTCTGACGTAGTTGCTGCTAGTGGTGGTAATGGTGGAACTAATGCAGGTTCATTCTCCTTTCCAGGAAATGTTCCTTTCGTTGTTCCTGCTAAGGCTATGGTAAGGCTGGCTGGTAAAGCTTTGTCTACTGCTGTAGCTGCTACTTGTGGGTTCAGTATGTCGGTACAAGGTTCTGGTAGTGGTACTACCGTAACCTCGAGTTAACCTTTTGAGGGGTCTAAGGTAACACTTAGGCTCCTCATTTTTTTTATATTTTGGAGATACAATGACTGATACAAGTAGAACCGTAAGCGACTTAGTTACTAACTTGTTTCAAGACAGTCAGGCTGCTGGTTCTATTACCCCTCAGGACCTGCGTGACTTCATTGAAACAACCCAAACAAAACAAGGTAGTATGTATGTTTCAACTCCTGGTAGTACTACAATTGCTGGAGCTGGAACATATGTAGAAGGAACGGCTGGAACTTGGACTTTAAGTACAGCTCCTACTGCAAATGAATTTGATGAAAATACAGATGGCAGACTAAGATATACAGGGACTCCTACAATTAACTGTCTATTCTTAGCTTCAGCTTCTTTAGAAATTAATACCTCTGCTGTCGATAAAGAATTTGGATTAGCTATACATAAAAACGGAACATTAATTACAGGTACTAAAATAGTAGGATTCTCTCCTGCTACTACAGTTAACTCAGTTAACCTTGTTACATTTGGATATGCTTCTATGGCTACCAATGATTATGTTTCTATTTTTGTAGCTAATATAGACAGTACAGATAATTTAACTATTAGAACTGCTCAAGTTATGGGTATGGGATTGGTAACTTAAAATGTCACACTTTACTACAGTTCCTGTCAATGAACTAGAAGCTGTTAATATGCTCTTAGCTGCTGTAGGAGAAGCAGCAGTTTCAAGTTTAGAAACAGCAACAACCGTAGATGTTACACAAGCTAAGAATTTACTATCTAATATTAACAGGGAAGTACAGCAGAAAGGCTGGCACTTTAATACTGAATGGGATGTAGTTTTATCTCTTGATTCTGATAGTAGGATTCCACTTGGTACTACAATTCTATCTATTTATTCTCCTACTAAGATGACTACAATCAGAGGAAGGGAAGGATCTCCTTTTCTTTATGATTTAGATAACAATACTTTTACTTGGACTACCTCTGTAAATGATGCTGTTACGATTACGTTGTTGGATTTTGAAAATATACCTCAAACTGCTAGGCAGTATATTACGACTAAAGCTGCTCGAATCTTCCAAGAAGAAATCATTGGACAAGTTTCAGCAGAAGCAGTAAATAGACAAGAAGAAGTAGAAGCCTATGCAGATTTACTAGATGATGAAGGAGAGCGTTCTGGATATAATGTTGGGTATGGTACAAGAGATATGTATAATACCACCAAGCTCTACAGGAAAACATGGTAAATGCCACTAATAACAGAACAAATAAGTAACTTAATTAATGGAGTTTCACAACAGCCCCCTTCTTTAAGGTTAGCTTCCCAATGTGAAACTCAAGAAAATGGCTTAATTACCATAGCAGAAGGATTAAAGAAAAGACCCCCTTTAGAATTTGTAGCCAAGCTAAATAATAAAACTGATACTGATGCTAATATACATTTCATTAATCGTGATGAAACTGAGCAATATGTTATCAGTATCACCTCAGATCAATTCAGCACCGATTTTAGCGGTGATTTCTCAGGATCTGAAATGGAGGTATGGGATTTAGATGGGACATCTAAGAGTGTCTCAGGAGCTACAGGAGACGTATTAACTTATATCACTACAGTTGATGCTAGAGATAATATTAAATTATTTACCGTAGCTGACTATACATTTATCTTAAACAAAACTGTAGCTACTGCCAAGTCAACAACTACAGGAGACACAAGAGATCCTGAAGGTATTGTATTTCTTAAACAAGCTACAAATGCTACTGATTTTCTAGTCTATGTAGATGGTACATTAAGGTCTACAATCAATGGTAGTAATGATGCTGGTACTCAAATAACAGATTGTTTTGATGAATTAACAACTAATATTGGAGCTACATTTAATGTTACCAAGTTTGGTAGTTCAAATGTCCATATAACTAAAAAAGATGGTAGTGATTTTACCCTTCATGTAGAAGCTCCAGAAGGAAACTGTATAGCTGTTAAGGAAAGTGTAGTAGATTTTACGGATCTTCCTGGAAGAACTAAAGATGGTATGATTGTAAAAATTACCGGAGATCCTAGTTCTGGAACTGATGATTACTGGATTAAACATAATAACCAAGCTGATGAAGATGTAGGTGAATGGGTAGAAACTGTAGAGCCAGGATTGGCTAATAGTATAGATGGTAGTACCATGCCTATTCAGTTTATTAGAACCTCTGAAGATCCTTGGGATGATGCTTTTGGTGATGACTTTGGAGAAACTGTATTTTCCTTATCTTCAGTCACATGGACCGATAGAAAAGCTGGAGATACTACAACAGCTCCAGACCCTAGTTTTATTACAGAAAAACTAAATGATTTGTTTTTCCATAAGAACCGTTTAGGATTCTTAGCAGGAGAAAATATTATACTCTCTGAACTAGGAGAGTTCTTTAATTTCTATAATACTACGGCTACTGATCTTTTAGATACCGATATGATTGACTTGGCTTCTCCAAGTAATCAGGTCAGTATCTTGAATCATGGTATAGCCTTCAATGAAGAACTCTATCTTTTCAGTGACTTTGCTCAGTTCAAGTTATCTCAGTTTGCTGCTGGTGGACTTACTCCTACCAATGCCAAGCTATCTCTTTTAACTGAGTATGAAACTGACAAGCTTATTAAACCTGTATTAAACGGTAGGAAACTGTATTTTGCTACTAATACTAGTGGTTTCTCAGTTGTTAGAGAATTTGGTACAATTGAAGATCTACAGGAAGAGACTGCTGAAGATATTACTTCCCATATTCCCAGCTATATTAAAGGTAGACTATTTGATTTAAGCCCTCATCAAGATACTCTCTTTGCTTTATCTGATGAGAACTTAAATGAAGTTTTCATGTATAAAATGCTCTTTGAAAGAGGAGTAAAGAAATTAAGTTCATGGTCTAAATGGAAATTTAAAGATGAAGAAAAAGTAATAGGTTTAAAAGTTGTAGAAAATGTAGCTTATTTTGTTATTGTAAGACCTGACGGTACTTACTTAGATAAGATGAATTTACAAGATGCTAAACTTGTAAACCTGACTGAGAGTATAACTCAGCTTTCCTTTAAGCCTCACTTAGATAGACTAACAGAAGTTACAGGATCTTACAGTTCCGGTGCTGATCTTACTTCTTGGACTATACCCTATCCTGATGACTTTGGGTCAACCTTTAGAGTAATCTTTGGTCCTTCTTTTGAAGGTAAGGAAGGAGATTTAGTTCAAGGGGTATCTCAAACTACTCCTACTACACTCACGGCTACTGGTGATCACTCTGCTGGCTCATGTTTCATCGGTAAAGATTACCGCTTTCTCTATGAGTTTACTGAGCCTACCATCAAGACTGAGGTACAAGGGAGACTAAGTTCTCTCTCAGGTGGTGTTTTGAAGATCCGTAAGTTCAATGTAGACTATTTTAATACTGGTTACTTTAAACTTCAAGTGACAGCTCCAGGAAGAGATGCGTTCAGTCATGTATATACAGGCCGTATACTAGGATCACCTTTAAATAAGATTGGTACTATTCCTTTTGAAACTGGTAGTTTTAAAAAGCTTATCTTGGCAGATTCCAGAGATTTAAAACTGGAACTCATATCTGACTCATACCTTCCTTGTGCCTTTACTGGTGCTGATTGGGAAGGTAACTATGTGGTGAGAACTGTAGGCAGGAGATAATATGAAGCCTTTTCATAGGGCTACTCAGCTACACGATGTATGTGAGTTAGCTCCTAATCTAAGGTATGAAGATAAACGCGAAGTTAATACTCTAGGGAAGACTCCAGAACAATCCCTGTTAACTGGTTATCTATTAGGGAGAGTCTGTAGGTCTATCATAAATAACTATGGTCAAGTTGTTGGTATGTATGGTGTTGTTCCTGCTGATAGCAAAACAGGACTCGTCTGGATGTTAGGTTCAGATAAACTAAAGAAAATCAAAAGACCTTTCTTGA